TCTTTGAACCAAATGATGTTGAAACTCAAGGTGCAGTTGAAGTAGAACTCAGGAGAGTTGGTGCACAGGATCCTAGGCTAGTGATGAACAGCATCGTTACGTATCCTTCAGAAAACGGTATTCTAGTTGAAGTTGAATTCGCTGTTACCCCGTTTAACAATGTCAGAACACTAGCAATATTGTTCGATTCAGCAACTAATACCGCATCAACTCAGTAAAAAACGCCATTTTTCTTAATGATAAATACATTATTAAGAGACAAAACCTATGGCAACAAGTTCAAGACAATCAAATATCTTTGGTGTAAACGACTGGAAATCAATCTATAAAAACTATAGCCAAGCTGATTTCCAGAGCTACGACTACGAAACACTTCGTAAAGTTTTCGTGGACTACTTGCGTACTAACTACCCTGAAACATTCAATGACTATGTTGAATCCAGTGAGTATGTAGCATTACTTGACGTTATGGCCTATATGGGCCAGGCTCTTGCTTTCCGTAACGATTTAAACACCCGTGAGAATTTTATTGATACAGCGGAGCGTAGAGACTCTGTAATCAAGTTAGCGAATCTTGTTGGTTACACACCAAAAAGAAACTTGTCGGCTCAAGGCTTTGTTAAAGTTGTCAACATATCTACGACCGAACAACTAAGAGATATCAATAACGTCAATCTTAATAATTTGACCATCATCTGGAATGACGTTGCTAACCCTAACTGGCAACAACAATTCAACACCGTTTTAAACGCTGCCTTGATTAATAACCAACGTGTAGGTAAGCCAGGACATTCTGCTAGTATTGCAGATATTATGACTGATGAGTATAGTATCCAGTTAAGTCCTAACACAAAACCAATCTTTCCATTCTCTGCATCTGTCAATAACGTAGGATTGACCTTTGAATGCGTGAGTGTATCGAGTGTTGATTCTAACAGCTTAGTGGAAATAAATCCAGGAAACGCTAATAACTTTAATATTTTATATCGTAACGATTTGTTAGGTTACGGTAGTCCAAACTCAGGATTCTTCTTGTACTTTAAGCAAGGATCCCTACAAACGTTTAACTTTAACTTGGCTAACCAGTTAGCTAATCAGACAGTTGATGTGCCTATTTTAGGAATCAACAACGAAGATACATGGTTATACAAAGTTGATCCAATCTCAAATGCATTATCTGAATGGACTAAGGTTGACAGTATCTACTCAGCGACCTCATCTAAAACAGCAACTAAAACTGTGTTTGGAGTTACATCAGGATTCAACGACCAGATTACATTGAACTTTGGTGACGGTGTATTTGGCGAGATTCCTGTAGGGAACTTTACTTCGTATGTCCGCGCAACTAGTGCATCAACATACACAATTGATCCTAGTGAGTTTCAAGGCATTACAATTCAAATCCCTTATTTGAGCGCAAGTAACCGCACAGAAACATTGTCAATTGGTATCGAACTAACATTGCCTGTGACAAACGCACAAGCAAGAGAGACTCTTGTTAACATCAAGGAACGTGCTCCTCAACGTTACTATACACAAAATCGTATGGTTAACGGCGAAGACTACAACAACTTCCCATTCACTTTGTATAGTTCAATTATCAAATCAAAAGCACTTAACCGTTCAAGCGTTGGTGTCAGTCGTAACTATGATTTGCTAGACCCAAGCGCACGTTATTCAAGCACTAATGACTTTAGTGATGACGGTGGCTTGTTCCAAATTACCACTGATGGATTTCAAAACTTAACAGTATCTTCAAATAATGATATTTTTAAATTCTTGACAGACACACTTGCGTCAATCTTAAAGAGCAATCGAGCATATCAATTCTATGTACAAGACTTCCAACGTTTCACTGGAACATGTGATTCAGGAGACGGTGTCGTTTTTTGGAACGCTACTACCCTCGATGCAACTGAATGTACTGGATTCTTTGCAAGTACTGTAGCACCTGTTAGTGTTGGCGTATTTGCAAGTAACAACGTTCGCTACATCACAGAAGGTGCAATGCTTGGCTTCGTGCCACCGTCGGGATTTTACTTTGATGAGAACAATCGTTTAGTATCAGGTATCCCTACTGCATCATCTATCACTGTTCTTTGGACAAGTGTGTCATCAGTAGTAGGTGACGGATCAAACGCCGGCGCAGGCAATCTATCAACTGGTCTAGGGCCAGTCACATTAACTAACCCAGTACCAAACGGTGCTATCTTAGTTTCTATCGCTCCTTCTTTCACAAACGTGTTTGGCAATACATTGATTCAAAATATCATTACTGCCATCACATTGAATCAAAGTTTTACATTAGTGTATGACAATACATTATTAGCTAACCAAGAACGTTGGTCAATGGCTGCATTTGACCATCCACAATACTTTGTAAAATTCTTGAGCTTAGGTAACAATTCATATCAAGTAACTCATCGCTCAATTGCATATTACTTTGGTAGCGTGGCTAACATTCGTTTTGTATTTGATAGAGATAAAGTTATATTTGATCCTAAGTCAGGTGAGTTGATGAAGGACACCATCACAGTATTAAAGTGTAACACACAGTTTGGTACACACTATCCATTTGCTAACGAAGTCAAACTAGAAGTAGTTTATCAAATGATTGAAGCTGATGGATACGTAGATGACTACAGTGTTGAAGTTGCGACATCAGATTTAACAGTTCCTGGAACAAATAAGAATCCTGACTTCTTCTATGAAGTTACTGGTTACAGCTATGGAGCAGCAAACCTACAGCAATTTGCATTCTTCAATCAAGTCACAGACACTAACATGTTGACTCGTTACGAAATGATTGCATCTAAGGATGTGGTATATAGTTACGGTACAATTTCAGATATTGCATTAGTTAAGTATGACTATCCAATTGGACAGGTTTTCTACGCAGTCTTAGAAAACAAATTTTACAAGAGTAGCAAGAATCAAACATACGCAAACATTGTTGATTTGGCAGTAGCATCATCATATGTTGCACAGTATGGTCGTCAAGGACTATACTTCCAGTATCAACACGTTTCAGGTGACACTAATCGCGTAGATCCTGCAACTACTAACATCATTGACTTGTATGTGCTACCTCAAGGGTACTATGTTAACTATCAAAACTGGTTGTTTGACACAACTGGTAAAGTAACTGAACCGGCAGCACCAACCACAACAGAATTAGCTCAGAATTACAGCGAGTTAAATAGTTATAAGATGTTAACAGATAGTATCATTTTGAACTGTGCTAGGTTTAAGCCATTGTTTGGTAGTAAAGCCGAAACCGGCTTGCAGGCCAAGATTAAAGTTATTAAGGCATCAACTACCAATGCAAGTGATAGTGAAATTATCACTTCGGTACTTACTGCTATCAACACATACTTCAATATCGACAATTGGGACTTTGGTTCTACATTCTACTTCAGTGAATTGAGTGCGTACTTACATTCACAAGTGGGCGACTTGATTAGTTCAGCAATCTTGGTACCAAACGACCCGACATTAAAGTTTGGTGACTTGTACGAAGTAAAATCAGCCCCTTACGAAATTTTCGTGAACGCGGCAACAGCGACAGACATAACAGTAATTTCAGCATTGACACCGGCTGAACTAACCCCAGCGGGATAATAATAGGTAATATAAATGGCAACAACAGTTAGAACAATTGATTTCTTACCAGAGATTTTTCAAACAACTCCAAACAAACAGTTTCTTTCTTCAACGTTAGATACTCTAGTTCAACAACCTAACTTTGAAAGAGTTCAAGGTTATATTGGTAGTAAGTTTGGTTACGGGGTCAAGGCTACAGACCAGTATATTACTGAACCAAATCAAATTAGAACGAACTATCAGTTAGAACCTGCAATTATCTTTAACAAGACAGGCACTAAAAAAGCAGTTGACCTAGTAACATATCCTGGCATCATTGATGCATTCAAGCACAACGGCGCCGCTACTGAAAACCATAACCAATTGTTCTCAAGTGAATTCTATTCTTGGGATAGTTTTGTAGACTTGGATAAGTTCATTAACTACAGCCAATATTATTGGTTGCCTGAGGGTCCAGAACCAGTAACTGTAACTAGTTCGGTCAACTATACTCAATTGGCATTTGGTGTATCTTCAATCGATAGCGCATACGCCTTCACTTCTACTAAGTTCACTATCCCTCAAGTAAATCCTGAAATTACTTTAATCAGAGGTGGTACATACGAGTTCAACGTAAGCCAAGAAACACCTTTCTTTATTCAAACTCAACCAGGTATCTCTGGTGTTGATGTAACTAAGTCAAACATCTCAACAAGAGAAATATTTGGCTTAACCAACAACGGTGAAAACAACGGTACAGTTGTTTTCAATGTGCCACTAGCTGATGCACAGTCTAGCATGATTTATCCTCAGGGATTAGAAGTTGACTTAGCAACCACGTTATCGTTTGCTGATATTCAAGGTAAGAAAGCCTCAGATATTAAAATTGATGGTGTTGATTTCTTAAACAACAAAACTGTTATTTTCTACGGAACTCCATCTTCCAAGACAGGCAACTTAGGTGTGTTCTTTGACGAAACTAATAACCCTAACTTTGATGTGTCATTTGATGACACTGCTTTATCACTAGTTAATACACACTACTACAAGATTACCTACTTGAATGATGGTGAAGGTGGTGAGTACATTATCAAACTAACAGAAGAGGGTGTATTACCTGACAACCAAGCTATCTTAGTTAAGACTGGATCATCATACATTGGTCGTAAGTTTGTTAAGACTACTGCAAATCAAATCTCATTGATTCCTTTGATT